CAAAGGTAAGGAAGGTATTCGAGTTATCCCATGCGCCTATCAAAGACGTTTTCTACAGTGGGCCCCTCGTGGCGTAGGAACTGGTGCGCCAACTGCGATCTACGAACCTGCGGAATCACGTCCAAAGACCGTGCGCTCCTCGGAGGATAACAAGGATTATCTTGAGGATGGCAGCGGCGAGTACATCGAAGAGACTCACCAGCACTTTGTCTTGATTATTAATGAGGATGGGATGCTGGAGACAGCATTGATTTCAATGAAGTCGACTCAGCTCAAGAAGTCTCGGAAGTGGAACTCTATGATGGCCTCACGCTCTATGAAGGGCGCTAACGGGACGTTTACTCCTCCTAGATATTCACACATCTATCACCTTAAAACCATCAGTGAGGAGAACTCGAAGGGCTCATGGCATGGCTGGGAGATGTCTTGTGAAGGGGCCATAACTGATGCGGATATTTACGTGCGGGCTAAGGCGTTTGCAGAGAGCATCACGTCGGGTGACGTTGTGGTCAAGCATACGGAGGAAGAAGGGTCGGAAGGCAACTCAGCACCTTTTTAAGGTAGGTCTGATATGAGCGGGGCTAGGTGCCCCGCTTACTTTTACCTTATGGAGTTGCCAGATGTCATTAGATAAATTCAAAGCTGTTTTTGAGGGCCTGAAGCAAGCACACGGGTATTTCAAAATTGAAAAGACTTCTGCGAGCGGCAAGGCTCAAGGAAAAGCAGGCGTACTGCGTGAACCGCAGACAGACACCTTGTGGGAAAACCATTTGTCCGGGTCCGGTAACGGTCTTGGAATTATACCAATCAACGAAGACAACCACTGCAAGTGGGGGTGTATCGACGTAGACCAGTATCCGCTAGATCATCCTATGCTGGTTGATAAGATCAGACGCATGAAGCTACCTCTGGTCGTATGCCGATCTAAGTCAGGTGGGGCTCACCTATTCTTGTTCACAACTCAGTGGGTTGAAGCCAAGGACATGCAGAAGGCGCTACAAGCCATGGCGGCTGCACTGGGCTATGGCGAGAGTGAGATCTTCCCTAAACAAATAAGACTGCATCTTGACCGAGGGGATGTGGGCAATTTTCTAAACCTACCTTACTACAACCAAGATACAGGCTTGCGCTACGCTTTCCTTGACGACGGTACTTCTGCCTCCTTAGAGGAGTTTCTAGAGCTTCACAGCCGTTTTGTGCAGACTCCGGAAGAGGTAGTTAAGTTACAGGTAATTGGCAGTGGCGAGACTAAGCTGCTCAATGACGGGCCCCCTTGCTTACAGATCCTATGTAAAGAAGGTATCAGCGAAGGCGGCAGGAATAACGGGCTTTTTAACATCGGAGTCTATGTCCGAAAGGCTTATCCCGATAGCTGGGAGTCTGAGATTCTCAGGTACAACATGGAATACATCGCCCCACCGCTGCCTCTTAATGAGGTGAACGTGGTGGCGAAGCAGGTAGAGAAGAAAGACTATGCGTACAAGTGTAGCGATGCCCCTATTAACTCTCACTGTAACAAAGAGTTGTGTCGGACTAGAAAGTTTGGGATTGGTGCGGCGGTAGCGGGTGCGACTATTGCCAACTTACGCAAATATAACTCTACGCCTCCTGTCTGGTTTATGGACGTCAACGGCGAACCTCTGGAGATGGACACTGATGCTTTGATGAATCAGATGACCTTTCAGAAGGCCTGTATGGAACAGCTCAACTTCATGCCCCGGTCGGTTGGCAAACAGCAGTGGGAGAGCCGTATCAGTACTCTCCTTAACGAGATGAAGGACGACCAGAGCGCGATTATTGAAGTGGCTGTGGACGCCAGTACCAGCGGTCAGTTCTACGACTACCTCGAAGAGTTTTGCAGACACCTGCAAGTCGCTCAAGATAAGGAAGAAATACTCCTTCGGAAGCCTTGGACTGACGAAGACCTTGGTCTGACTTACTTTCGGCTAAAAGACTTTGAGAACTTCCTTAAAAAGAATAAGTTCTTTGAGTACAAGTCTCATCGGATTGCCCAGCGGTTAAGAGATATCAACGGGTCCAGCGTCGTACTTAAAATCAAGAGCAGGGCTGTACGGGTTTGGAAGATACCCTCCTTTGATACCAGCGACATTGAGATAGATACCCCTAACTTTGGAAACCAGCAGGAGGCACCTTTCTGATGAATGAACCAAAAAAAGAACGTAATGAAAAAATAGTTTACATGATCGATCAGAAGAGAATGACTTTGACCGCGGTCGCTAAGTTCTTTGAGATATCTAAGCAAAGAGTGCAGCAAATCTACACCCGGGAAAAGTCAAAAGGTGTTTAGAATATTTGGTCCTCCGGGGACAGGTAAGACCACCACGCTGTTGAACATGGTAGATGAGGCGCTAGAAGCTGGCACACATCCGCATCGGATAGCCTTCCTAGCCTTTACGCGAAAAGCGGCCAACGAAGCTAAGGAAAGAGCCGCGGCAAGGTTTGAGTTAGACCCTAAGACAGACTTGATACACTTCCGGACTATCCATTCTCTGGCGCTCAACATGACTGATATACGTTCGGAGCAAGTGATGCAGGAGGCTCACTTCAGGGAGCTGAGTCAGTCGATAGGTGTATCACTGGGCGGCTCGAAGACCGCCAACTTTGATGATGATCTCCCTAGCGTAGTAGCCAGCAGCGATCCGATACTAGGACTTATAAACCTAGCTAGGCTTAGAAAGGTATCGCTAAGAAGGCAGTATAACATTAGCAATCTTGAAGCCGATTGGAACACGGTCAATTACGTTGACAACTGCTTGCGAGAATACAAAGAAAGCATGGGTTTGTACGATTTTACAGACATGCTGGTAGTTTTTGTTGAGGGAGCTGATCGATTCTGCCCTGAGTTTGATCTGTGCTTTCTGGATGAAGCTCAAGACCTTAGCCCTTTGCAGTGGGAGATGGCTCATGCTATCGATGATCATTCAAAGCGGATGTATTGCGCTGGAGATGACGATCAGGCTATCTATCGATGGGCTGGTGCAGATGTAGATCATTTCATTAACCTTCCCGGAGGCTCAGAGACCCTGTCTCAGTCTTATCGAGTCCCTAAAGCTATTCATAGCCTCGCAGAAGACGTGGTCAAGCGTATCTCCCGGCGGTTCCCTAAGAAGTATGAACCTAAGCCCGAGGCGGGCAACGTGACGCGCATAAATACCATCACGGCGCTCGACATGTCAGAAGGCTCGTGGCTGATATTGTCCCAAGCGGGATACCAGCTACAGCCCGTGGCCCGGGATTTAAAGTCCAGTGGGTATCTGTTTGAATACCGCGGACATCGGAGCATTAGTGAGAAGCTTTCCGACTCAGTCAACGGCTGGGAGCAGCTTCGGCAAGGGCTCGAAGTGTCTGGCGAGGTCGCTCGTAAGATCTACACCTTCATGTCTACCGGGAACAGAGTAGCCCGGGGGTTTAAGAAGCTTTCAGGGTTAGGAGACACCGACCTTGTCACAATGGGAACACTGGTAGACAGCTACGGGCTCAGAGCAGATAAGAGTATGATCTGGTCAGAGGCGATGGATAAGCTGCCGGATGTTGACAGGGCTTACATTACTGCTCTACTGCGCCGGGGCGAGAAGTTCAACGGCGTACCGCGGATCACAGCGTCGACCATACACGGGTCGAAGGGCGGCGAGGCAGATAACGTTGTTCTATTTACAGACCTTAGCCCTGCCGCGGAAAAGGAAATGAGGGTCAATCCACAAGACATGCACCGGGTGTTCTACGTTGCTATTACCCGGGCGAAAGCTAACTTATTTATCATAGACGCAGAAGACGTCACGAGGAGTTATGAGTTATGAAAAGAAACGACGTTTTGCGAAAAGCCGAAAAGCTGATTAACGGACAGAGGGCTAAAGATTATGGGGATGCTTACCACAACCATTGGAGGATAGCCCAAGGATGGAACGTCATCGTACAGGCAGCGTTAGAGGAGGGTGGGACTATTAAACCTGCTCATGTTGCACTTATGATGGATTGGGTTAAGACCAGCCGGTTGCTCGGCAGCCTTGATCACCCAGACTCTTGGGTAGACAAGGCAGGGTACACGGCACTCGGGGCAGAGTTCTCCGAGCGCGAAGGATGCAACACTGAAGACGACTATTATTAAAGGACTTTAAGATGACGGAATTACAGATGGCTATGTTTCCACCCAAAAGTGAGTGGGTTCCGCCCATCGAACTTCCGGACCTAACCAAAGCCAAGACTATCGGCATTGACTGCGAGACACGCGATCCAAACCTAAAGAAAAGCGGGCCGGGTTGGCCTACCGGCGATGGCGAGGTAGTAGGATACTCCGTTGCGGTAGACGGGTGGTCAGGCTATGTACCCCTAAAGCACTTCGGCGGCGGTAATTTAGACGCCAAGGTGGTTAACAGGTGGTTGAAGAAAGTGTTCGAGTGTCCCGCGGACAAGGTGATGCACAACGCCCAGTATGACTTGGGCTGGATCAAACAGGAGGGGTTTACTGTTAATGGTCGCGTTATCGATACCATGATGATTGCCTCTCTGCTAGACGAAAACAGATTCTCTTATAGCCTTAACGCTTTGTCTTACGACTTACTTAATAAGACGAAGTCGGAGAAGGGTTTAACTGAGGCTGCCCGGGAGTTCGGTGTCGATCCCAAAGCTGAAATGTGGAAGATGCCCGCTATGTATGTCGGTCCATACGCTGAAGCCGATGCGGAACTGACTCTGGAGTTGTGGCAGTACTTTTCCGTTCAACTTAGCCAACAAGATCTGTGGGGAGTGGCGAACCTCGAACTGGACCTGCTCCCATGTTTGGTCGACATGACCATGCGGGGCGTCCGCGTCGATGTCAACAAGGTTGAGAAGACTAGGGACAGCTTGATCAAAAGGGAAAGGGATGTCCTGAAGGAGCTGAAGAGGGTCGCGGGCCCGGGCATAGAAATCTGGGCTGCTCAATCGTTGGCAAAGGCCTTCGACAACCTCGGCATCAACTACCCAAAGACTGAGAAAGGCGCACCGTCGTTCACTAAAGTTTTCCTCCAAGACCATCAGCATCCCGTCGCGAAGCTCGTCGTCCAAGCTAGGAACCTGAACAAGACATCCGGAACTTTCATCAATTCCATCATGACTCACTGTCACAGCGATGGCCGAATACATAGTCATATCAATCAAGTCCGCTCGGATGAAGGAGGTACGGTATCGGGGAGAATCTCGATGTCGAATCCGAATTTGCAGCAGATCCCGGCTCGCGACCCAGAGTTCGGGCCAATGATCCGTTCACTGTTCCTCCCGGAGGAAGGAGAGCAGTGGGCTGCCGTTGACTTCTCCCAGCAAGAACCGCGCATCTTGGTCCATTATGCTCATGTCTACGGAAAAACGCGAGGGATACCATTGGAGGGTGCCGCGGAGTTTGTTAAGGCGTACAAGACCGAG